TAAACGAGTAAGAGATGCAAAGCAGTGGCTATTAGAAAATACTGATAAAAAATTTCATCCGCCATATTCTATGACTCATGTACATCATCCATGCACGCTTTGGGTTAACTCAACTAAAGACAATTATGATTGGCACTATCAGCTTCTTTTTTATCTTTGTGAAGAATACACTCGTCGTTATAAGAGAATTCATAAAACTGCATATCATTTAAAGTGGTTTAAAGAAAATTATCCATTAGGAATGACTAGCAGCGTTTTAGAGGATTTTCCTATTTGTATGAATGATGATTATAAGATTAATAACGATCCAGTTCTTTCTTACAGAAACTATTATATAAAAGACAAATCTAGATTTGCTAAATGGAAATATAGCGATAAACCACATTGGTATAATATATGAGATTATTTAAAACATATGAAAGAGACTTTTCTCTCTTTAAAAATAAAAATTTAAAATACATTAATAAACTGGCAAATATTAAAATTTGTTATAGACTTTTTAATTTTGAATCGCAATATAAAAATTGTATAATTATAAAAATTCTTGAAGGTAATCAAAGACGACCTATTGTTTATGGAGATGAACCAAATGAATTTATACTACAGTTTTTGTCATGTGACAATGAATTAAAAAATGCTGTTGTAAATACAACTGATGTTGACGTATTTATTGATTTAATTTGAGTGTAAATTATATGCAAAATTCTTATAGTACATATAGCAAAGGCCTAATGATAGGCGATTTAGTTTTTTTAAGTCACAAAGTGTGGTTTATGAATTACAATATGAATTGTCTTGTCTTAAAAAGAAAATTTTTATTTGAAAATCAAACTAGATATGGGATACGAAAATTTTTTGAATATGACGTTTTATCATTAGAAAGAAACAAAGTAATAAAAATTAAAACACAAGATATCAGAGTGCTAAAAACAACAAGAGGTAAATAAATGAGAATTGGAATTACAGGTGAAAAAGGTTTTATTGCAATTAACTTAGCAAAAGAAATTAATCGTCAAGGTTATGAATTTGTTTCTTTTGACAACAGCGACATGGCAAAAAGAAGATTTAACTATACAAATAGCGGTGAAGTTTGTGTTTATAGAAATTCAATTGATGATTGGACTTCTTTAATAGATTATTTAAATTTAGATGTAATAGTTCATAATGCAGCTGTAGTTGGAACAGATGTAGTTGCATTAAATCCAGAACACGCAATCAATACAAATGTTTTAGGTACGCAAAATATTGTAGAAGCAGCTAATAGAAACAATGTTTTAGTTGTATATACAGGAACAACTGTTATTTATGATACTTATAAATATCAAGAAACTGATATTACTGAGCAAAGTGATATATTTCCAAGAACAAATTATGCAGTGCAGAAATATGCAGGTGAAATGATTGTAAGAAATAATGCAAAAGAGTGGCTCGTTACAAGACCTTTGTTTGCTTATGGTGGAGAAGGAGATATGAATTCTTTAATTGCTAAGTCTTTATATGGAATAAAAAATGGAATTGAAAACATTGATATGTTTCTTAATCCTGAAAAGATTAAAGACTATATGCACGTAGACGACTTTTGTTATAATGTTGTAAAGTTAATTAAGTCAAGTATTAGAAATGAAGATTTTAACATTACAGCTGATAATCCTCTAACAACACTCGAAATTATTAGCTTAATTGAAGAAGTAACTGAGTCTACACTGGAAAATATTATTAAATGGCATCCTGAGACTGATTATCTTGGTAATCATCGATTAACTAATAAAAAATATTTTGAATACATGAAGTTTTCAAGATCACGAACTCTTAAAGAAGGCATAAAAGATTCATGGGAATCAATACAGAATGCAGATAAAAATTATAATCCTTTAAAATATCTCGAAGAAGCAAAAAGTAAAAATGTTAATTTAAAAGATTTTTTCCCCAATAAATAATTCAGGGTTATAATGCTAAAGCATATTTATTCTTAAAGGAGTAATTATGCCTAGAAAATCAAATCAAGTAACATTAATATGTAATGAATGTCAAATAGAATATCAAAAGCCACTATCAAGAGCAAATACATCAAAATTTTGCTCTAAAGATTGTAAGGATAAAACTTCAAAACTTTATACTTTAGAGAAATGTTTGAGTTGCGAAAAAGATTTTAAAGCTAGAAGATCAAAAAAGTTTTGTTCAAGAGATTGTTACATTAAAGAAACAAAACTTGAAAGAGTTGAATTATCATGTGATTACTGCGGAAACGAATATCAAAAACCTAAAGGAAAGGAAACTAAGTATTGTGGAAAAGATTGTCAAAATAAAGCACAGAGTAGCGGTCTTCATGAAATTCCTTCAAATGGGAGGCTGGGATTCAGACACGATTTGCCTAACAATTATTTCTTTAAGTCATCTTTAGAAGCAGATTATGCAAGATGGTGTGAAGCAACAAATAAACCCTACATATATGAACACAAAACATTCACAGTTCAGTATGATGGAAGAGATAAACAATATACACCAGACTTTTATCATCCAGATGAAGATCGGTATGTAGAGTTAAAGGCTATAAGAAGAGACAGAAAGTTTAATTCAAATCTTTTAGCAGCAGATATTTTAAAGCAACAAGGAGTCAATATCGATGTTTTGTTAATGCATGAGTTTTACACTCAAATTAAACAAAGTAATCACTATTGGACTATAGATAACATAGAAAATAAGAATTATCATGGAACACGACATCTTATATACCTTAAGAAAGCAGCAAAATAAAGGTTTTGCTGCTTTAATAGTAGTTTTATTATCTGCTATTTTAGGAATGATTTCTTTTGCAATTATCCAATATGGCAGAATATCACTTAATGTATCTAATGAAAAACAGACACTTGACTCTTGCAGTATTAGTGCAGGTCAAGCAATAATTAATACAAATGATATAGATGAAATATGTTATAGTAACTATTTAAACAACTGTTCAGACTTACTTGGTATGCCTAATCCAGATTTTGTTTGCGAAGATTTAGGTTTACAATGTGACGTAAACGGTATATGTGAAAGAAAGTTTAGCATATCTTCAACATATAATCCAGGAAGAGAAGAAGTTACAAAGTCTGTAGAAATATCTATACCAGAAGAAACTCATGACGTCGATCTTATTGATGCAGCTGTAATTATGTTGTTAGATTATAGTGGATCAATGAGAGGAAACAGAATTGTTCAATTAAAAAACACAGTTTCAGAATTTATAAATTCAGATTTTAATCTAAGTTACTCTATTATTCTTTATAATAATTCTGTGATAGTTTCTTCGGATATTGGAAATAGTCCTCAACACAAACAAACGGTACTTTCTATAGTAAACAATAGAAGTCCTAATGGAGGAACAAATTTTGTAGAACCTCTTAGCAGAGCAATACAACAAATTCAAAGTACGAACTACGAAGCATATTATATTTTACTAATTTCAGACGGTTCGCCAAATGAAGGTATTGGTCCTTCACAAAATTTTGTCAATAATAATATAATAAATATTAATGATAACAATTGTATTTATTCTACTGAAGTTAATCCATGTATAACAGTTTATACATTAGGTGTAGATAATGCAAATGTTAATGCATTACAGTCAATTAGCGGAAATACTTTAAGCACAACGCCTAACGAGTTTTCTTTTATTGTAAATGCAAATCAAGTACAAGCAGCATTTAATGCAATTATAGAAGAAATAATGTGTAGAATAGGTCCAGTTATTGCTGAAGGTAATTTAAATGTATTTAATAATGAACAAGTTTTAGAACAAGGAATTGATTATATTTATGATGAGCTTTATAAGATTATAAAGTTTTATGATGAAGAACCTTTTAATATATGTACAAATATGATTAATAATAATGCACAAATAACACTTAGATGGGGAAGGCCGAAGTTAAACGTAAATGAATAAACAATATGATAAAAAAGATATCGAGTTTGCTACACAGTTAAACAAAAGTGATATAATCGATATTTTCTATTTTGGCAATATAATAAAAGAAAACTGCTTAATTCTGGAAACAATCCAAGATCACTATTTTTATAAAGGATTGATAATATATTTAAATGGAACGTCTAGAGAGACAATTGATTTAGAAAATCAAGATGGATTATGGATTAAAAAAGTAATTACTTAATTTTTATATTATTTATATATCTTTTATACGTTATTTTTATTTAAGACTTTTTATTTGAGGATTATTTTTTAAGAATTTAACACCACCTTTGTCATCCCATGAATCGTAAAGTGATAGATCTTCTGCTCTTTTAACAATTCGTTGCTTATCGATACCCATTTGATCTGCCATATTTTGATCAAAATATTTGCACAGTGTTAAATAAATTAATGCGCGACCTTTTTCAAAATTTGTAATAAGATTTTCGCCATATCTTTCAACAACAAAATCAACTAATTCTTGTAACTCATTTTTTGTTATATTGTTATTTTTGACAATATACTTTAACAAGTCAAAAGCTTCACCTACTTCTTCTTCATCTATTAAGAAAAAGAATTTATCCATTAAAGAATTAATAGGATAGTTAACATTTCTTAATATTGATAAGTTTTCACCTGCAGATTGTTTATAAATAGTTTCTAATTGTTCTTTTGTTATATTGTTGTTTGTCCAGACATAATTTAAAACTTGATCTTTAAATGCATCATCTGGTAAGTCTATTATTTTTTGAATG